TAGGAAGCACGGTAAATCCAATGTCAAAAGGTGGAAAAGAATACAAGAGTCTATGGGAGGATTCGAATCCTATGGAGAGGAACAAGAATGGGAGAACTAAAACAGGTTTATATAGATTATTTATATCTGCAGAAAAATCTTTAGAGGGGTTTTTTGATTTATATGGAAACCCAGTTGTAAATGATCCAGATACTGCAGTAGAAGGTATTGATGGAGAAGACATAACTATAGGCGCTAGAACTTATTTAAAAAATGAAAGATCTTCATTAAAGGATAACGCATCTGAAATGAATGAGGTTATACGTCAATTTCCATTTACAGCAGATGAAGCCTTTAGAGATAGCATTGAAGGTAGTGTATTTAATATTGGTAAAATATATGAACAGATAGAATATAATGAAGAGTTGTTTCCTAATCCAGTTGTAACTGGAAACTTTGTTTGGAAAGGTGGGGTAAAAGATACTGAAGTAGTTTTTACGCCAGATCCTGTAGGCAGATTTAATATATCTTGGATGCCACCTGCAGAATTTAGAAATAAAAAACAATTAGTTAGGGGTAAAAGAGTTGCACCAAATTCAGAAATAGGTTGTGGTGGAGTTGACTCCTACGATCTTGATGCTACTGTAGATGGTAGAGGATCTAAAGGTGCACTTCATTTATACAATAAGTTTCATATGGAATACCCATGTAATATGTTTGTATTAGAATATGCATCAAGACCTCCACTCGCTAAAATATTTTACGAAGATGTTTTAATGGCTGCTGTATTCTATGGATATCCCATCTTAATTGAAAACAATAAGTATGGTATCGCAAGATACTTTGAGTCAAGAGGTTATGATGGATATCTAATGGATAGACCACAACATCTAAAAAGTGGTACAGCAAAAGTAAAAGTTAAAACAAAAGGCATACCATCAAACTCTCAAGATATAATTCAAGCTCATGCTCATGCTATAGAATCTTATATTCATGATCATGTAGGTGTAAACTACGAAACTACAGAAGTAGGTAATATGTATTTTAATAAAACCTTAGAAGATTGGATAGGATATAAAATAGATAATAGAACTAAATTTGACCTTACTATTAGTTCTGGTTTAGCCCTACTTGCTGCGCAAAAAGTTAAGAAAAAGAAAGTCAGTAACTTTGATGAACGGAAATTTTTCAGGCGATATAAAGTCATCGGCTAATTTCCTATATTTGCAATATATACTCTAAGATGAATGAAACAATATAGCGGTAAAAAAAACTTTCCAGATCCACTTGCTCCTCAACAAGAAAAGGAAACAAAAGATTATGGCTTAAGATACGCAAAAGCTATTGAGTCTCAGTGGGGTAAAAGAGCTGATAGCTCGTCTTTATTTTCTAAAAGATATACTTTATTTAAGAGAAATAAAGAGTATGCTAATGGAGTACAAGATACTACAATTTATAAAAGATTATTAAACAATCAAGATCCTAACTCTGGAGATGGTAGTCTAATGAATCTTGATTTTACTCCAGTACCAATATTACCAAAGTTTGTTAGGATTGTAGTTAATAAAATATTAGGTAGAAATCTTTATCCAAACTTAGAGGCTGTTGATCCTCTTTCGTCTTCAGAAAAAAATAGAGATAAAAAACGTATAGAGATACAAGTTGCTTTAAAAAAACAACTTATGCAGTTAAAGGAGAAAACTGGTGCTACTATAGGTATGGATCCAGAAATGATTCCTGATAATGAAGCTGAAGCAGAAATATTTATAGGTGAAAATGTAAAGAGTGATGCAGAAATTGCTGCACAAGTGGCAACAGATATGACGCTGTCATGGAATAACTTTGACGATAATATATTTAGAAGATGCGTAAATGATCTAGCCATAAATGGTATCGCTGTAGTTAAAAGATCAAACGATCCTAATTATGGTATTAAGACTCATTATGTAGAGCCTAAAGATTTTATTCATAGTGAAACAAATGATCCTAGTTTTGAGGATCTAACATATGCTGGGCATATAAAAAGTATGCCCATACAAGAGTTAAAAAGAATAGCTAGTGGAGAGTTAGAGGAGTCAGACTTTAAAAAGATTGCTAAAAAAACTTCTGGAAGAACTAGTGGTTCATATACATACGATGATAAGCTAGGTAGAAATATTTATGATTATGATGAATATTCTGTAGATGTATTAGAGTTTGAGTTTTTATCTACAGACTGCATGTTCTTTGAGGAGAAAGAAAATAGATTCGGTAACAGAAACTTCTTCTATGAAGGCTTTAACTATAAAGAAAAAGCAGGTAGTGTTTTTGAAAGAAAGCCTCATAAGATGGAGATTGTTAATGTATATAAAGGTTATTATATACTAGGTACTGATTATCTATTTGGTTATGGTAGAATGCGTAATGTTCCTAAAAACATTCACGACATAAGTAAAGCTAGATTGTCATACTCTGTTGTGGCAACTAATTTAACTGATATGATGCCAAAGTCTATGGTTAACAGCTGTATTGGATTTGCTGATATGCTTCAGCTTACACATCTTAAAATACAACAAGCTATAGCTAAAGCTAAACCAGATGGATTAATTATAGATATTGAAGGTTTAGAGAATGTGCAGTTAGGTAAGGGAGGGGAGTTGCAACCGTTAGATCTTCATGATATATACGAACAAACTGGTGTTTTCTACTATAGAAGTAAAAATCCAGAGGGAGGTTTTCAAAACCCACCTATACGTGAAATAGGTAATAGCATTAGAAATATTAATGAGCTTATTGGATTATACAATCATTACCTAAGAATGATACGTGATACTACTGGTATTAATGAGGTTGTTGATGCTAGTACACCAAAGTCTGAAGCATTGGTTGGAGTTAGAGAGCAAGCTATCGCTGCATCAAATAACGCTACATATGATATTACAAATGCATCTATGATACTTTACAAATATGTTTGTAATGATATTGTAAAATGTTTGCAAATACTTCCAGATGAGTCTGTAATTATGGAAGTTTATAAAAATGCTATTGGTGAAACAAACATGGACATTCTTACAAGTTTTTCTAGATTGCCTATGTATAATTTTGGAGTTCAAGTGCAAAAGGATATGGACGATAAAGATCAAGCATATTTAGAACAAGCAATACAAATATCTTTAGGTCAAAAAGAAATAGATCTTGAAGATGCTATGGCTATTAGAGAACTTAAAGATGTAAATCAAGCTGAACGTCTTTTAATTGTAAGAAGAAAGAAAAAAATTCAACAAGCTCAACAAATGGCTATGCAGCAACAGCAGATGCAAGCACAGATGGCTCAACAGCAGCAACAAATGCAAATGCAAATAGATGGTCAAAAGATGCAAGCAGAAGCTCAAATAGAAGCACAAAAGATGCAACTTAAAGCACAGCTAGATGGACAACTTGCAGCTATGCGCCATCAGTTTAACAAAGAGATTGAAACAATTAGAGCTAAAGCTACTTTAGGATTTAAGGAAACAGATGAAGAGTTTAAAGAAAAACTTGAAGTTCTTAAAGAGGATAGAAAGGATGATAGAGTTAAAAAACAAGCTGTAGAACAGTCTAAGCTCATATCTCAAAGAAAAGGACAAAGAACAGAATTAAAAGGAGAGGAAGGGAATCCTATGAGAAACTTATTAATGAATATGCAAGATGGCCAGTAAAGTAAATTTAGACGTATCAGAAGTTTTAGATATCACCTGTCGTCAAGGAGATACATTTGAACTAACCTTAACACTGAAAGATTCATCAGGATCAGGCCTTAACTTATCTACAGACAACTATTCATTTGTTATGCAGGTATGGCCTTCAAATAGGAGAGGATCTAATCCTTTGATTGCAACAACTGAAAAAGGCTTAAAAGGTAGAAACTTAAATACTGAAGAACTTCCAGGAGCAGCATACTTTGAACCTTTCGTTGTGGATGATAATGGAAATGTAACTATAAAAGCTACTGCTGCTACAATGAGAAATGTGCCTGCAGGTAGACATATTTACGATCTTCAATTTATTCTTCCTACAACTTCTGGTGTAGATACTCATACTACAGTATTACGTGGTTCTTTTGTAATTAATGAAGATGTAACAAAAGCAGGTAGAAGATAATGAGTGTAAACGTAACGACAAGTCAAGGTAATACTGTTGACGTTTCTGTATCTGGTGGGAATACTATAAGTTTTACGCAAACATCAACAAGCGTAAGCGTATCTTCTCCATCCGTTTCTAGCATTGTTGTTACTGAAAAAGGGCCTAAAGGAGATACTGGAGCCACTGGAGCTACTGGACCTCAAGGAGCAACGGGGGCTACAGGTGCTGCTGGCCCTACTTATAATATTTCTTGTGTTGATGGAGATAATTCTGATGAAGAAAAAATTAGATTAACGGGTAGCGATTCTTCTACAGATGATGTAGTTCTTGAGGCAGGCACTGGACTTTCTATTGCTAGATCTGGTGATAAGATTACTTTTACAAATACAGTCACTGATACTGATACGGTATTAAGCGCTGAACAAGTTCAGGATATAGTTGGTGCTATGTTCACTGGAAATACAGAGACTAGAATTAGTGCGACATATCAAGATGCTGATGGAACTATTGATCTTGCAGTTGATGATATGAATTCAACTGATGTCACACTAGCTGGTACGCCCGACTATATAACTATATCAGGACAAGAAATTACAAGAAATCAAATTGATTTAGCTGCTGATGTAACAGGTGTTTTGCCTCACGCTAATATTGGGGATGATGCTATTGATGGGGATAACATAGCAGATGATTCAATTAATTCAGAGCACTATGTAGATGCGTCTATAGATACGGCTCATATAGCTGATGATCAAGTTACATACGCAAAACTTCAAAATGTTACTAACGCAAGGATGTTGGGTAATAATGCAGGATCAGATGGGGTTGTTACAGAAATGACAGCAGCTAATGTTAGAACTTTTATTAATGTAGAAGATGGCGCTACAGCTGATCAGACGCAAGCAGATATAAATGGCCTTGCTATAACGACTGTTGGCGCTTTGGATAGTGGATCTATTTCATCTGGATTTGGTAATATAGATATAGGTTCTAGTACGTTTGACACTACAGGAGATGTATCAACTGGCACACTTTCCCCTAGATCAATAGTTCACGCAATAAGCGGTAATAATGCTGGTGATTTTGGAACTGGCGCTGAAATATTAACGGGAATTAGTAATGACAGCGTTACTGCTGGAGCCATATATGTTTTAAGAAACGGTGCATGGACATTAATAGATGCTGATGCAGAGACTACAGCTAGTCAATTAGTTGGTGTTGCAACAGCTGCTGCAGCAAGTGGAAACTCTTCAAATGGTATGATTATAAAAGGATGTGTAACATTAGCTTCTGCATATACCGCTGGGAGTGATTCTGAAGGAGCAATAGTATATGCGTCGGCAACAGCTGGAGAAGCTACACTTACAGCTCCATCTTCTTCTGGTCAACTTGTTAGAATACTTGGGTACTCTTTTAATGTAAGCAGTAAAAAAATGTTCCTTGATCCAGATAACACATTTGTGAAAATAGCATAATGGGTTATATAGACAAAA